AGCTCTTGTTGGTAGCACAGTAAACCCTATGGATAAGGGTGGTAAAGAATATAAAACGCTATGGGAGGATAGTGATCCAAACGAAAGGAATGCCAACGGAAGAACGAAGACTGGACTTTACAGAATATTTATACCTGCATACGAAGCTCTAGAAGGTTTCTTTGATGTGTATGGCAATCCAGTGATAGATAACCCTAGCAAACCCATAGAAGGATTAGATGGAGATCTTGTTGGACTAGGTAGTAAAACTTATTTAAAGAATGAAAGGGACAGCCTCAAAGCAGATGCATCAGAACTAAACGAGGTTGTTAGGCAGTTTCCGTTTACAGAAGAAGAAGCATTTAGAGATAGTATAGACGGAAGTTTATTTAATATAGGTAAGATCTATCAGCAGATTGATTTTAACAACAATCTATTTCCTACTCCAGTAGTGAGAGGTAATTTTATGTGGAAAGAAAAAGATAAAGAGGTTATATTCTCTCCAGACCCTAACGGTAGATTTAGAATGTCCTGGCAACCAAAGGATAGTAATAGAAATAAATTCATAGAAGAGTATGGTAAAAGAAAACCAGGGAATGCTCACATTGGTGTAGGAGGGGTCGATAGCTATGATCTAGATGCAACGGTTGACGGTAGAGGGTCTAAAGGAGCAATGCACTTATATAATAAGTTTAACATGGAGGGTCTAAGTAACTCATTTGTAATAGAATACGCTTCTCGTCCAGATCTAGCAAGTATATTTTATGAGGATGTTCTTATGTGTGCATTCTACTATGGATACCCTCTTCTTGTGGAGAACAACAAATATGGTATCGTAAGATACTTTGAATCAAGAGGTTATGATGGTTATCTTATGGATAGACCTAAACATCTTAGCTCTTCTACATCTAAAGTGAATGTGAAGACAAAAGGAATCCCATCAAACTCACAAGATGTTATACAGTCACATGCTCAAGCGATAGAAGCATACATTCATGATCATGTTGGAGAAAACGCTCAAACAGGTGAGGTAGGGCATATGTATTTTAACAGAACTCTTGAGGATTGGATTGGTTATAAAATTAACGACAGAACCAAGTTTGACTTAACAATAAGTTCTGGTTTGGCTCTTCTTGCTGCGCAAAAAGTAAAGAAAGAAAAGCCTAAAAAGAAACTTGATGAAACAAAGTTTTTTAGAAAATACAAAGTAAAACAATGGCACTCTTAATTTCACTATATTTGCACTAATGTACGGTAACACACAAAGTAATAAAAAAGGTGGTTTCCCAGATCCGCTTGCTCCTGAATCAGAAAAGGAAAGCAAGGATTATGGTTTAAGGTACGCTAAGGCTATTTACAATCAATGGTCTTCAGGAACACAGGGAAGCACGCTAATTAGAAAGCGAAAAGATACCTTTGTAAAGAATAGAGCATACGCTAGAGGTACGCAAGATACAAGTATCTATAGACAGCTTCTAACAAGTTTAGATCCAAACAATGGAGATGGAAGTTTTTTAAACTTAGACTTTACTCCTGTACCGATCTTACCTAAGTTTGTTAGAATCGTTGTAAACAAGATCTTATCTAGAGAACCCTATCCGAATCTAGAAGCTGTTGATCCTATCTCTTCTTCAGAAAAAGAAAGAGAAAAGAAAAAGCAAGAAGCTCTTGTGAATGCAAAGAAAGCTTTACAAAACATAAAAGATAAAACTGGAGTAGATGTTGCTGATGTAGAGAACATACCAGATACTTTAGAAGAAGCTGAGATCTTTATGGATACTCAGATCAAAACGTCTGCAGAGGTAGCTGCACAGATAGCTACGAATATGACGTTAAGCTGGAATGATTTCCACGACAAGGTTTACAGACGATGTGTTAACGACATTGTTACTTTAGGGATGGCTGTTGTAAAGAGAGAGAATGACCCTAACTATGGTATTGTAACAAACTATGTAGACCCTATAGATTTTATACATAATGATGTAAAAGATCCTGGATTTAGTGATCTCATCTATGCTGGCCATATTAGACGAATGCCAATACACGAGCTTCGTAGAATATCAGCTGGAGAACTATCAGAGGAGGATCTAGAAAGTATTGCTAAAAAAGCTCAGAAGAAGTATGGATATGATTCATCAGGAATGAGCGCACACTCTTATGATACTAGACATAACAGACCAACGTTTGCTTATGACAAGTATGTAGTAGAGGTTCTAGACTTTGAGTTTATGGCTGTCGATAAAATGCTTTTTGAAGAAAAAGAAAGTAAGCACGGCAACATGGGCTTCTATCAAAAGAAAGAGGGGTATACGCCGCCAGAAAACTCAATGTCTGTTAGGGTAATGAGAGAGATGGATAACGCTACAGTTTATGGTGGCTGTTTTGTTATGGGGTGCGATAAGATATTTAACTATGGTAAAAAGACAAACTTACCTAAGAATCTTCATGATTTATCTCGTGTAAATCTTTCTTACTCAGCTGTCGCTACAAATATTGAAGATATGATTCCAAAGTCTATGGTTAATAGCTGTATAGGCTTCGCAGATCAACTTCAGCTTACTCACTTGAAAATACAACAAGCTGTTGCTAAGGCTAAACCAGATGGAATCATTATTGACATAGAAGGTTTAGAAAACGTACAGTTAGGTAAAGGAGGTGAGCTTCAGCCGTTAGAGCTGCACGATATATACGAGCAGACTGGTGTATTCTACTACAGAAGTAAAAATCCAGAAGGAGGTTTCCAAAACCCACCGATTAGAGAAATAGGCAACTCTGTAAGAAACATCAATGAGTTTATTGGATTGTATAATCACTACCTACGTATGATTAGAGACGCAACTGGAATCAATGAAGTTATGGATGCTTCATCTCCAAAGGGCGATGCTCTTGTAGGTGTTAGACAGCAAGCTATAGCTGCAGGTAATAACGCTATATACGATATGACATACTCTTCTATGGTTTTATTTAAGAAGGTGTGCTCAGATATAGTAAAGTGTCTACAGGTTTTACCAGAAGATTCATCTGTGTTTAGAGCTTATGCAAACGCTATAGGCGAAACAAACATGAAGGTTATTACTTCTTTCAAAGATCTATCTATGTACAACTTTGGTGTACAGGTGGTTAAAGAGATGGAAGATATTGAGAAGCAGTATCTAGAACAAAACATTCAGATAGCTTTATCTCAAAAAGAATTAGATATAGAAGACGCTATGGCCATACGACAATTAAAAGATGTCAATCAAGCAGAGAGACTTCTTGTTGTTCGTAGAAAAAAGAGAATAGCTAGAAACCAACAGCTGGTTCAGCAAAATACTCAAATGCAAGGTCAAGTCCAAGCGCAATCTGCTCAAGCTGCATCACAAGCTAGGCAGCAAGAGATGCAAATGGAGGCTCAGATAGATGCTCAAAAAATGCAGATGAAAGCTGAGTTAGAGATGCGTATGGAGATGGCTAAGCATGAGATGAGAAAAGAAATAGAACTCATTAGAGCTCAAGCTACTTTAGGATTTAAAACTGACGAACAAGAGTTTAAAGAAAAACTTGAGGTATTAAAAGAAGACAGAAAAGATACTAGAGTTAAAAAGCAAGCTGTAGAGCAAAGTAAACTTATTTCTCAAAGAAAAGGAATAAGAGCAGAGCTTGATGAAGTTCAAGAAGAAGAGGCTTCACCAGAAAGTCGAATCGATGAAATAGTTAATAATATTATACAATAACAATGTCTACAACATATCCCACAGTAAACTTAAACACAGCAGGAAGGCTAGATATTATTTGCAGAAGAAATGATTCTTTTCAACTTGTTTTAGAATTTAACGCTACTATACCAACAAGCGGATGGAAGATGGATGTTGTAACAAAGTCTGGAGGTACAGTTATAATTCCAGACACTGAGTTTAGCTATGTTATTTCTGATGGTGTAGCAACAAACTCTAAACTTACAATATCTGCTCAAGCTGCAGAGATGATTGCAGCTGCAGGTCTTTATGTTTATGATATTCAAAACACTCACCCATCTAGCGATGTAGACGGAGCTGATCTAGTAAAGACTTATTTATTTGGAACATTTAAAGTAGTAGGAGACATTACAACATAAAACTAATATGGCTATACAAGTTTTAAATTCATCAACAACAACGGTAGACGCTTCGTCTGCTACACCCATAGTAGTTAGTGTAACTAATGTAGGTCTAACTGGTCCTGCAGGAGTAGATGCTCCAGTTTTAAGTCCTGGAACAGGTATTGATATAGTTGGTACAGACATTAGCGTTGATGTATCGGACTTTATGAGCAATGGCGTTGACAACAGGGTTGTTACTGCTAGTGGCGCTGACACTATGAATGCCGAAGCTAATTTTACATTTTCAAATGAAGAGGCCATTATTGCTTCTACATCTTCCGCTAAACCAACTTTAGCTTTAGCTAACTCCAACTCAGATGCTAATGGACCAGGATTGATTTTTGCTAAACAACCATCAGGTAGCGCTGCGAATAACGATGTTGCTGGTACAATTCAGTATCAAGCATTTAATGATGCAAATCAATTAACAGCAATTACATCTATTAGCAGTCAGATAACTAATGTGGCTGACGGGGCTGAAGCAGGTAAATATAATATTTTAGTTACAGCAAATGGATCTACAATCCAACCAGGGTTACAACTTGAAGGTAGCAGCTTAGCAAATCAAGTAGATGCTACTATAGGAGCTGGAACAAGTTCGGTTACTACTTTAGCTGGAACTCTTACTATGGGAACTACAGCAGCAATGACAAATGCTGGACAACTTTCTGTAGCGGCTCAACCTAACATTACGTCATTAGGAACATTAACGTCTTTACAAGTAGACAATATAAATATAGATGGTAATACAATAACATCTTCTACTGCTGCAGACTTAACTATCAATGTGACTGATGGACAAAGCGTAGTTATTGAAGGTGTGGATATAGACGATGGAGTTGTAACTGGAGCTTCTTCAATTACGTCAACTTCTTTTGTTGGTGCGCTTACAGGAAATGCGTCTACAGCTACAGCATTGGCTACTCCTAGAGCTTTTCAAACAGACCTAGCTAGTACGTCAGCTGTAAACTTTGATGGCAGTGCAGCCAATACTCACGGTGTTACTGGAACGCTACCTGTTGCTAACGGAGGTACAGGCGCTACAAGTTTTACAGCTAATGAATTACTTTTTGGCAATGGAACAAGCGCAATACAAAGCTCGAGCAACTTAACGTATAGTGGTTCAACGTTTAGTATTACAGATAGTGATAGTTTTCAACCTGTGTTAAGGTTAGAAAACACTCATAATAGTGCACTTTCAGGGAACATAATATTTTCAAAAAGTAGAGATTCGGGGACTTCTGCTGACGGAGATAGAATTGGCCAGATATTTTTTATAGGTCATGATGACGCTGGTAATACGGGGCAACAATATGGTTTAATAGAGTGTAATTCTAAAGAAACTGGTAGCGGTCAAGAGGGTGGAAAAATATTCATGCAAGTTGCTTCTCATGATGGAAGCAATGTTACTGGATTTTCAATAGAAGATGGAGACGCAGCTGGTGAGGTTGACGCAACGATAGCAGCTGGGACATCCTCGTTAACTACAGTTGCTGGAAATCTTAAAGTAACAACAGCGGAGAGTGTTAATGGAAATTACAGTTCTTTAGTTGTAGACTCTAGTAATAGCGTAGTAAAATCAGATGAAAGAGTAAAAACTTTAAAGGTTACTGGAGCCAGAATGAAAACCATGGGGAGTAGTCCTTTAACTGTGTTTGCTGCTCCAGGAGCAAATACTGCAATACAGATGATTGAGGCTACTATGTTTGTAGACTATTCAGGAACTGATGCTAGTTTTCCTTCTTCTATAGTAAGCGGATCTGAGCAAAACAGACTTCAGTTTATTTGCACACCAGATGATGGGGTTAGTAATTCTACAGTAGTTCCTCTTGGAACATTCACTAGAGGGCAAGTAAATAACGCTCTTTCTAAGGACACTTTGGTTGTAAGGGATATACCTCAAGTACAAGCAAGACTTGGTATAAATAAACCAATACAGCTCAAATTCAGAAACGTATCAACAGGTAATGGTGTTGATTCTGTAGCTACTCCAGGCTCTGATTTTTTCTTTAAAATTAAATATAGAGTTGTAGATACAACATCTGATTTTGTAGTTTCAGCAACAGATACAGCATTAACACCGTAATTATGGCTAAAAAGAAAGATCCAAGATTAGCAAGAGCAGGAGTAAGCGGATATAATAAAGCCAAGCGTACTCCAAATCATCCTACAAAGTCTCACGTAGTTGTAGCTAAAGTAGGGGATAAAGTAAAGCTCATCAGATTTGGTCAGCAAGGTAAAAGGGTTGGCACTATAAAAGGAACTGCAGGTAAGCCTAAAAAAGGTGAGTCAGCAAGAATGAAAGCAAAGCGTAAATCTTTCAAAGCAAGACACGCTAAAAATATAAAAAGAGGGAAACTGTCTGCTGCATGGTGGGCAAACAAAGTAAAGTGGTAAAACAACTATCTTTGTAAAAACATAAAAACAAAATGGCAAGCGCAAATTATTATTCTATAAAAGTTACACCAACAGTACTTGCAGGTGCTGCTGATGCTGACGATGTTATTTTTAACCCAACAAAAATACCTGGGGCTGCACCTACATTAGGTGGGGCGACTAGACTTTTAAATGTAAACGTAGTTTACTACGATGATTATGAAGGGGCTTTAGATCTTTATTTCTTTGAAAAAGATACTAACAATCTAGGTACTTTAGGTGCAGCTATTAGTATATCAGATGCCAATCTTAAAACAAACAAATTGTTAGGTGTTATGTCTATAGGTGCAGTTTCAAGTGGAGCAGTAGGTGATATGATAGGAGCTAGAGCTAAAACAAATACAAGTGCAAACATGATACTTCAAGCTGCTAGCGGAAGCTCTGATATATTTGTAGCTGGAGTTGCTCAAGGTGGACATACTTTTACAGCAGACGGTATAGACTTAACATTTTCATTTAGATCTTAATAAATCATGGCTACTACAGTAACAAATGCATCTCTTACAGTAACCGTTACAGAGGCTATAACTCTTAACGGTCAGGATTACGGTGCAACAAATAGTAAAGTAACAGCCTCAATAAATGAGATCGCAAAAGGTATTGTTACTGTCAATACTGATAAAAACGAAATACTAGGATTTATAGCTTCTGGTGCTGCAAAAGGAAGTTTCATAGAAGCTAATGTTAGGTATATAAGAATAACAAACTTAGACGATACAAACTTTGTTGTATTATTCTTTACAAACGAGAGCTCAGATGAGTTTGGCGTAAAGCTAGATGCTGGACAATCTTTTATATTTAACGCAGATAATGTTGGAGGTGTTGTAGATACTTTTGATGCAAACAGCGGAGGTGCTGCTTCATCAGGACAGCTTGCTGATCTTACAGCAATATCTTCTCAAGCAGATACAGCCTCTGTAGATTTAGAATACTTTGTAGCTTGTGCATAAAATGAAAGTCGTAAAGAAATATAAAAAAGGAGCGAAGCTAAACGTAACAAACAAAAAAGTTGCGATAGATCCTCCTAAAGGACACCACTGGATGGAAGAAGGTGGCAGATACTACCTTATGAAAGGAGAGTATAAGCCTCACCCTGGGGCTGTAGAAAAAGCTAGTTTTAAATTAGTAGATCACCCTAAAGCAAAATAACTAATGCCTGAGGTAACTTACAATGAATACTCTACTGTTCTTAAGAATCACGAGACAAGACGAAAAGCTGTTGTAGTTAGACCTAGAGAGAGAGTTATTGCAACAAATACAAGACCGCCTACCGTTCCTGCTCCACTAGGTTATTACTGGTGGTTAGAAAATGAAAGATATCATCTTGTTGCTGGTAGGCCAGATAGAGCTTTCTTTCTTAGTGAACGACAAGCTTCAACAACTGCAGTATTTAAAGTAGTAACTCTAAGGCCATGAAGAAAATGAAGTTCAACCCTAAGTATACTAAAGGTAGTTCTGATGTATCTAAACGTAAAAAACTTATGGCGCAAATAGCTGCTATATATAAAAAACACAGAGGTACAAAAGATAAAAGAAAGAAAAAAGGATTCCCTCCTGCTGTAGCTGCAAAGCTAAAGTCGTTAATGAAACAAAGAGATAAGATATGAAAGCTGTTAGAAAGTATAAGAAAGGCGGTATGTCTGGTCTTGATGCTGCGCAAAAAGAAGTATACCGTAGAGGTCTTGCTGCATATATGAGCTCTGGTAATAGACCAAAAGTGTCTCAGCATGCTTGGGCTATGGCTCGTGTAAAGAGTGAGTTCGGTAGAAAAGAAGCAGCGAAGATTAGAGCAGGCAAGGGCAAAAAGAAAAAGTAATTTATTTATACATTTGTAAAAAATTTAATTTATGGAAAATCAAGAAGTTACACCAGAAGGTGCACCAGAAGGTGCGTCTTTTGAATTTATTAGCGATGATGTTGTACAACAGGCTCAACAAGCTCAACAAGCTGAACCAGTAGAACAGCCTCAAGAACAGCAAGTTGCTGATATCCAACAGGAGTCAACGGAACCTGTTGCAGAAAATATTGAAAACAATGAATCAGAGGTTTCGCAAGAAGCCCCTGAAGAAAGCTATACAGACGAAGAAATTGAAGGAGCTGTGTTTAGTTACTTAAGCGAAAGGCTAGGTACAGACATTAATAGTTTTGATGATTTTTCTTCTTTGCAACAAGAAAGCGAGCTTGATGAGCGAGTAGAAGCTATCTCACGATTTGTAAATGAAACAGGTCGTGATCCTAAGGATTGGTTTACATACCAGCAACTAGACTCTTCCGAAATGGATGATCTTACTGCGGTTAAGTTTAAGATGTTATCTGACTACAATAACCTAAATGCTGAGGAGCTAGATACGCTTATAACAAGCAAATACAAACTCGATCCAAATCTGCACACAGAAGAGGAGGTTAGACTTTCAAAGTTGCAGCTTAAGCTTGATGCTAAAACTGCAAAGGATCAAATAGAAAAACTGCGTGAACAATACGCAGCACCTTTGGAGGAGGAGCAGCAAGATTATGAATCTCCTATTACTGAAGATTGGGTGTACAATATGGCACAAGAACTTGATGAATTAAAAGGAATTGAGTTTGACTTGCCTAGTGGCGAAACGTTTACGTTTGGCTTGACAGATCAATACAAAGTAGAGCTAGGGGAGAAAAATGTTCGCCTTGACGAATACTTTGATTCTTACGTGCGTAAGGATGGAAGTTGGGATTACGACAAGTTAAACATGCATCGTTCCGTTATAGACAACATAGACACGATTGTGCAATCAGTTTATAAACAAGGAATGGCGGATGGTCAACGAGGAATCGTTAACAAAGCAGCTAACGTAAGCACCAACAGTCCGAATCAAGGAGTCGCACAACCCGAATCAAGCCCACTGGCTGATCAGCTTAGAAATGCTCTAGGCCTCAACAGAGGGTTTGGATCAAACTCTTAACTATTAAAACAATTTTAAAAACTTATTATTATGGCATTTGCTAAAGCAAACGCAACGGCTACTAACGTAGGACCTAAAGATTTTGATGCTACACCAGGGAATTATACTTCTCTAGGATCATTACTTGTACCTACTAAGCCTGATGTGCGTGATTTATACATTCAGACATTCGGTGATCAAGGAATCACAGGAATGCTAGACGTAACTGGTGCAAAGCGTTCAGCTGGTTCAGCTGACGAGGTACACTGGTACGAAGAAGGTCGTATGAACAGAAAGCTAGACCTTACGCTTTCTTCTGGTACGGCTACTATTAACTCAGTTGATGGAGTTGCTCCATCAGCTTCAGGAAAAGGCGCTGAAGATTTCGTTCAACTGAACGATGTTATCTTACTTTCAAACGATGAGAGAGTTATTGTTACTGGTTCTATTGGAACTGGAGACACTGACACTTTTGTTTGTAAGCAGATGACTGACGATGCTGCTAGTGACGGAAGTAACTTAACTGGTATTATTATCGGTAATGCTTACGCTCAAGGAACAGGTCAGCCAACTAAGCCATTCGAAATGGACCTAGTGTTACGTAAGAACCCTTACATCATTGCTAAGGAGACTTTCCACGTTAACGGTTCACAGGCTACTAACATCGGTTGGTTAAACGTAGACGGTCAGTACATGTGGTACTTAAAAGGTGAGATGGATGCTCGCAGAAAGTTCATGAATACTCGTGAGGCTATGCTAGTATTTGGTCAAACTAAGTCTTCATCTGGAGCTCCTGCTGCAGGTGGTGTTACTGTAAACGGTACTACTGTTACTGGTTCTGAAGGTTACTTCCAAGCTGTAGAAAACAGAGGTATTGTTTCTGCTACTGCTGCAGACCAAGACTTTAACACTTTAGCTGACCTTGATTCAATTCTTATTCAGTTAGATAAAGAAGGCGCACCAAAGGAGTACGCTATGTACATCGACAGACAAACTTCTTTGAATGTTGATGACATGCTAGCTTCAGGTGTTGCTACACAAAACACAGCTGGTTTAGCTGGTCAGTTCGGTGCATTTAACAATGACGCTGATATGGCTGTACAGCTAGGATTCAAATCATTCACTCGTGGTGGTTACACTTTCCACAAGCATGATTGGAATCTTCTAAACGGAGAATATGCTGCTGGACACAGCACATACCAAGGAGCTCTTATTCCTCTTGCAAACGTAGTAGATCCTAAGAATGGTGGTTCTAACCCATCTCTTGAGATGAACTACAAGGCTGCTGGAAACTACAGCCGTGAGATGGAACATTGGGTTGAAGGTGGTGGTGTACTAGGATACGCAACTAACGGTGATGACTTAGCTAAGTTCCACTACCGTTCTGAGTGTAACCTATGTGTACGTGCTGCTAACCAACACGTTGTTCTTAAGGGTAACTAATTAACCTGAAATGATTAGAGAGAGCCTTCGGGCTCTTTCTATGATTTTCGCAACAACTATTAATATGGCACAATCGCACGTATTCCCACTTTTACTTGACGGAGCTCAAGTTAACATTTCTGCATCTACACATACGTGGGCTGGAACATCTAGCATACTTAGAGTAGACAGTACAAGTACGATTACAGTGGGTTCTGGTAGTGTTACTGGAACTCTTCTTAACATTATTAGTAGAACTGCTGATGATGTTTTGGTAAGGATCTCACCAGATCCTTATGGTTCTAACAACTTAGATCAGATAACATTAACAAACAGTGGAGATCATTGTACACTTATGTGGACAGGATCTGCTTGGATTATCTTATCTTCTGTTGTAGGTGCTGCTGCAATCGATTAAATAGACTACATACGGTAATTGAGTTTGGGCTTCGGCCCTTACTCTCTTATCACTTCTAATTTTAATTAATATTATTTCAATGACTAAAAAAACTACAACCAAGCCTAAGACTAACGGGACGTTAGCACAGGCATCAGCTCCTGAAGTAGAGAGCAAGAAAACTATTTTTAAACTAAAAGAACAGCCTGTACTCAAAACAAAAGAGTATGAGCTGCTTAGGCCAGGAGGTATAATCTTCATGATGAAAGCAGGTCCTGTATCTGTTTATGATGAGGAGACAAACTCAATAAGATCTATTAGATACATACCTCAAGAAAATAGTATTTGGGTAAATGAGCAATCAGCTAAGCCCACAAAAGAACCTATCTTATTCAACTCAGGTAGATTGTTTGTAAGAAAAGATCAACCAAACCTACAGAGGTTTTTAGATATGCATCCATCAAACGAAGCTAACGGAGGTAATGTATTCCGTCACGTTAATCTTCAAGAGAATGCAAAGAAAGATCTTCAATCAGAGTTTGAGATTGTTGACGCTTTAAATCTTCTTAGAACAAAACCACTAGATGAGTTGCTAGCTGTAGCTACTGCTTTAGGTATTAACACAGACAATCCTGCTGACGAAATCAAGCACGATCTTATGGTGAAGGCTAAGAAAAACCCTAGAGGTTTTGTAGAAGCTTTTGATAATCCAGCTATAGAAACTAAAGCTAAGATTCGTAAAGCTATGAATATGAGTATCATAAAGCACGAAAGGGGTCACGTAAAGTGGACAGATACAAACAAGCATATACTTGCTGTCGCAGAAGGTAAAGATGCTGTTGATGTGTTTACTAGATACTGCATGACAGAAAACGGATCTGTTGTTTTAGATGAGATTGTAAGACAGCTATAATCTTCATACATAACGCAAGAAAGGCCTCCCACTGTGGAGGCTTTTTCTTTTTGTATATTTGTATCATGCCAACAAGTGTAAACGTAGTATATAACACTCTTAAAGATTTAGTCAACAAGGATCAACAAGGATTTGTCACTGTAGATGAATTCAATCGTTTTTCTAACGTAGCTCAGATTAGAATCTACAATAGACTTTTTGATACGCTCAAGAGTGGTAGTCGTCTCGCTAGAACATCATTTGCTCAAGGTAGAGACAAATCGAAATACAAGCAGATAGAAGAAGACTTGGCTGTATTTGCTAAATCTACTAATGTAACCAAGGCCTCTGATGTGTTTGCTAGACCAGCAGACTTTTCTAGACTAATTAGTATATCGACAGCTGGAGACATGCTTCTAGGTGTAAATACTAGAACTATAGTAGAGCTATGCTACGATGAAGAAAAGATAGAAAGAATACTTTCTAGCACCTTAAATGCACCAACAGAGTCATTCCCTGTAGCTTTAATTAGCGGTGATATAGAAGTATTCCCTGAGTCTATACAAGAAGTAAAAATGAGGTATTACAAAATACCTGAAAGCTTTACTACAGCTGGTGTAAGATCTTCAGATCCACCTACCTTTGGAGTTGTAACAGGTAGCACTACAGACCAATATAGCGCTACAAACAGCAGAGACTTTGAGCTCCCAGAGCATTACACTATGGAGTTGGTTATAGAAATAGCTGAGTTAATAGGTGTCAATCTAAGGGATAAAGATGTTTATGATTACTCAACAGCTGAGAGAGTAGAAAGAAACAGTGAACACTCATTCTAATGGCAAGAAATTATATACCACTACAACAAATTATAGGTGACTTCTTAATCAGCATGGATGGAAGTGATTGGGCTTCTCACGTTAGTGATGCTGCTTTACGAAACATAGGGTTACGTGGAATACGAGAGTTAGGCTTTGACACATTAAAAGTAATTAGATCATTAAAGGTTACTGTAGATAGCGCTACAAATACAGCAGTTTTACCAGACGATTTTGTAGACTGGAGTAAAGTTGGTGTAGTAGGGAATGATGGATTGGTATACGTTCTTGGTGAAAACAAGAACATAAACTATTCTCAGAAGTATTCACAAGTTTCTGGAAGCACATACGACTCAGATGGTGACGGCTTATTAGATAGAGAAGATGATAAGTCAGGTAGTTTAGGTGCAGTAGGAGCTGTAGATGATGGGTTTGGAAGTTACATATTTAGAAACTATGTATACGGAAACAATGAAGGACAGCTTTATGGGTTGGGTGGTGGAAGATATCAAGGTGAGTTTAGAATAAACCTAGATCAAAACAGGATAGAACTAAAAACAAATAGATCTCCAGGAGAGATAGTTGTAGAGTATGTTGCTGATGAGGCAAGGTCTACAAATCCTCAAGTCCATGCTTATGCTCAAGAAGCTTTGATGTCTTACATGTACTACAAGATTATAGAAAGAAAATCTACTGTACCTGGTAATGAAAAGCTAAGAGCTCGTTCTGAATACTATAATGAGAGAAGAAAGGCAAATGCACGTATGAAGTCATTTACTAAAGAAGAAGCTCTTAAAACTATTAGAAAGAACTATAAGCAAGCACCTAAAGGATGATAGAAAAAAATATTCCACAGAAGTTTGTTTCTGACAAAGATGAGCGCCTACTAAAGGTGGGTGATATGATAGAAGCTCAGAACATAACTGTCACACAAAGAGGTGAGGGTACTGAGTCTGTTATCAAAACTTTCAAAGGAGTAGATTCGGCTACTAAAGATTCAGAATTAAATCTCGTTAGCTCTGCTTCTACGGTTATTGGAAAAGTAGAAGACCCTCAGAGAGATTTTATTTATTTTTTTATTGCTGGAAATTCAGGAGATGATAACGATAAAATAGTTCAATATAATCCGTCTACAAATAAATATAAATTAGTACACGGTAGTACCTTTTTAGCTTTTGATCATACGGGTTTTGTAAAAGCAGATGTGTTAAATAAAGACTTTGGAAGAAATGGTGGCTTACAAACTATTCTATATTTTACTGACAACGTAAACCCTCCAAGAAAAATAAACGTAGATAGGGCTATAGCTGGAGACTATGACGGTCTAAGTACATCTGAGTTGGAAATAGCTCTTGGATCTATGAGAGCAGCTTCAACAGTTCCACCAACATTTAGGTTTGAAACTGACACAACTGTATCTAACAATAATTTTAAAAAAGAAATATTTCAATTTGCTACTCAGATTGTGTATCAAGACGGAGAAGTTTCAGCTTTATCACCTTATTCTAAAATAGCCGTTTCTCAAGCGGCTATATATGGAGGATTAGAAAGTTCAACAATGGGTGGTGCATCAAATGTTCAGAACCTTTGTGTTATATCTCATAATATATCTTTAAATCATCCTGACTTAAAAAAAGTAAGAATTCTTGCAAGGAGTGGTAATAACGGGAACTTCTTTATCGTAGATGAATTTGATCCAAACTCTAACTTAAGTAGAGATTTATATTCTAACAACGTTCAAGTTTATAGCAAAGATACTCGTGAATATAAATTCTATAATGATATACTTGGAACTCTAGTAAGCAGCGTAGAGGCTAATAAGTTATTTGATGCTGTTCCATTTAAAGCAGAGGGTCAGTCTATTACTGGAAGTAGATTAATGTATTCTAACTATCAAGAGGGTAGAGCTAATGTCACATTAAATCCTAACCACTATTCTATTACACCAAAGTACAGTGCTCCTGGATCTGGAGTTGAAGATTTTTCTGAAAATTCTGATGCAACAAACGTGTTCGGTGTTAGCGGTATGAATATAACTTATGATTTAGACAATGCTGCTAGTACTTCTGCAGGTACAGTCTTTCCAGCTGGAACAGAAATAAGTATATCTTTTCCGTTTAGACCTCAATTTACTTTAACAGATACAGGCGGAGATCCAGTTATTAAGTTTGATAGTGTAGTTCAACAATCATTAAGCGAGCAATTTGACACGCCATTTAACAGGCAGTTTCTTGCAGACACAGTTGTCTTTCCAGCTCCTACAGACACGACGAAGCAAGTTTCTTTTCACGCATTTACTCCTCAAGAATTTACAGGGACGACTGAGCTAGCTAATTTTATTCAGAGTCAATTAGACGACATGGATGAATTCTTTTTAGATTATGTCATTGTAAATCAAGCTTTTGTAAGACCTGACGGGTCAAGTTCCTATATAGGAAATAGCGGTGAAGCTGATGTAACATTAAGAGTATTCTGGAAGTTTGGAGAGACATTAACTTCAAGTAATGATCAGGTTGTGTTTGAACCTAGAATAGAAAAGATAGAGCTTATAGATATACAGAAATCAACTAATCTTGGAGGAGGAAACCATATAACACACGCTTTTGGGAATACTTCATTATTTAATATTGGTAACACCACCTACGAAGGTATTGCAGATGATACAATTACAAATCCAGCTACAGGAAACAGTGGTGATCCTTTGCTAAATAACGGATTGATTATCGACAATAATAGTGGTAATCAGCAAAATGAGCACACCTTTGCTTCTATAACAAACGATATAGGTACATCTGACCTAACATCAGTAGCAACTACAAACTCTACCACTTTAAGTTTTAAGCACACGGAATCACATGCATTTGGTATTGTGTTCTTTGATAAGTTTGGTAGGTCAGGATTTGTAAACGAATTGGGCAGTACTTATGTAAAAGCACCTCATGAAAGAAGCACTCCAGGTTTAGGGCCTGTTTCTATGGAGTTCAATCTTAGTAACACTAACTTAAATTCTTCTATACCGAGTTGGGCAGATAGCTATCAAATAGTTTATGCAGGATCTTCCGCTGCTGATACATTTCAGTATACTGTAGGAGGGGCTTATGCTAGAAGGCTGACAGATGAAAGTGGCAGTAAACACGACTTAGACACAAGTACACACAACATATTTGTGTCTTTAAAAACTTTAGACAATTACAAAAGAGATAAAGAAGTTGTTAGAGATTATTCTTTTACTAAAGGAGACAAACTTAGAATTTTAACAAGGAGAGCAGATAACAATTCAGCTGATGAATTCCCTGCTTCAAGTCAAGGAGATGTAATAGAATTTGATGTTCTTGGCGTAAAGACAGTTACAGATGCTGATGATGATTTTCTTCAAAAATCTACTACAGCAATAACTGGAGAAAAAAACCCTCTTTCAGGAACGTTTCTAGTTATAAGCTCTCCTCAAGTAGAATCAACAGCCGCTCAAACCACTTCAAGCAACATTAATAAGTACGAAGGTTTTGATTGGTATTCTATAACAAATACAGACTACAACGGAAGCGTAAGTTCTCCAAATAAAAATCATTGGAATAAAGCTGTAGCGGTAGAGATCGTTACACCAAGGTCAGCGACTGCTGAAAAAGTATACTATGAAATTGGAGAGAGAAGAAGGTTAGGAGCGTATAGGGATGGAACTGCTAGTAACTTTGGACCTGCTTTTATAGTAAGGAGTGGAGACGTTTATGTTAGACCTACAAGCGTTATAATACCTAAATATGATAGCGCATGGATTGACTTGAAAGAAGGGGCAACTGCTGTAGAAGATCCTGAAACTTGGGTGAGTGATTTTAGATACTTAGAGAGCCATAATGCTTCAGATATATTTGAATCTGAATCTTGGGATAAAGGTAGAGTTCATTCTGTATTTAGAGATGCTGCGACTGTAACAAGATATAATAGTATTACGTTTAGCGATGCTTATGCAGACGATACAGCAACTTTAAACCTATCTTCTTTTAATCCAGGTTTGATAAATTTCTTTGATCTACCTTCTGAGCATGGCGCTTGTAGGTACATAGGAAACAAAAGTGACACTCTGGCTGCAGTGCAAGAGCAAAGGTTATCTTTGGTTACTGTTAACAAAGATATTATTGAGACAGGATCTCAATCTGGATTGGTATCTCTATCTACTAGTGTTCTAGGTAACGCTTCTCAATACGCAGCAGATTATGGTACGCAAAACCCTGAGTCTGTTTTAATAAGAGATGGTGTTGTTTACTTTGTTGATAAGAGTAGAAGAGCAATATTAAGAGCTAGTCAGCAGGGTATGGAGATTATATCTAATACTGATATAAAATCTTTTATTGAAGATCAATTCTCACTATGGCCTGGAAATAGAATTGTTAGCGGATATGATCCAGAAGATAATGTTTATTACATGACTTTAGAGCCATCGGGTTCTTATGCAGGTCTTACAGTAGGTTACAATATGGGTAAGTTTTGGCAAGGTCAATATACGTTCTTCCCTTCTTGTTATGCAGCTATAAATGACAGCTTCATTATATGCGACTATGTAAATAATTCAGCAAACGTTAGCGAAGATTTTATTATACATTCGTTCTCATCTCAAAACTCTAACTTATTCCCAGGAATTTCTACTAGAGCAGAATCTAAATTAACAGTTGTTTCTAACTCCAACCCTTCTATGGTGAAGCAGTATAACTCTTTATCAATAGAATCAGATTCTGCATGGACAACAACTTTAGAATCTAGTACAGGTCAAACTACAGGAAACCTTGTGTTCTCAGAAAAAGAAGATGCATTCTATGCAGATATTAGTGGAGACACTAGCTCAAATAGTTTAAAGCATTTAATTGGATTAGGTGAAGTATCATCTGTAAGCGGAAGTGTTATAACGTTGTCATCATCCTTAAAAGGAGTAAGCATACCTACAGGCTATAGTGTTTTTATAAATAGTGGGACAAGTAGTGTTGTTAATATTAACAGAACTGTAGTGTCTTTTGATAGAGCAACAAGAGAATTAACTTTGTCTGCAGATGTGTCATCAATTGTTAACTCATCTAATTTAATATTTATATCAGCTAATCAACAGTTAACTGGTGATAATATAAGAGGACACTTCTGTAAGGTTAAATGCTCTAAAACTCCAACAGGAACAAACAGAGAAGAGCTATACGCTATAAACATGAATTTTGTGCCGTCAAAAGCAAATCATTCATCTTCATCTTAATAACCTGTAAAATTAGTATATTTGTATATCATTTAAAAAAGTGAATAAATGGATCCTCTAACAATTTTAGGTCTTATAAAAGCTGGAACTCAATTGCTCGGAACTAGTCAAGCAGGTAATGCTATAGAGAATCAAGCTGCGGCAGATAGAGAAAGAGCTAATGAAGCTATAGCTCAAGCTGCTGGTATAGTTGATGCAGCTCAGCGAGAGCGTGAAAATTTTGGATTAAGCGAAAGCTTTAGAGATCTAAAAGCTATGGTAAATCAAGACCCTATGGCAGATTTAGCTAGAAGGTCAGCACAACAGACTCAAGCAAACGAGCTTGCAGCCTTACAGAGTGGAGGTGCTAGAGCTTTACTAGGAGGTCTTGGAGCTTCATCTCAGAGAGCTCAAGCAGCTTTTGATCAAATAGCTGCTGATTCTTTTGAAAGAAGAAAGTCTGCACTTGAAACTATAGGTACAGCTGAAGAAAGAGTTGCAACTCAAAGATTTTTAGACGCTAGAAAAGAATTAGATTTTGGTAGAGGTTTAGAAGCTCAAGGACTTCAAGCGTTATTTGGAGCTGAGGATGCAGAGAGACAGGCCGAACTTCAACGGCAGCAAGGTACGACACAAGCGTTTGGTAATTTAGCTAGTGCTTTTGTTTTAGGTGGTGATGATGCATCTGGTATTTCTCCTGAGTTGCTTCAGCTTGTTATGAAAGAAGGAGGTAAGCTTAGAGGTGTAACTCCAGGTGAGTTTTCTCACGAAGACAACCCTATAGACATAATGCAGGATGGTGAAAAGATAGGGGAGATGACTGGTGGAGAAGCTATTGTATCTCCTGAAGATTGGGGTGAGCTAACACAGAGAGCAGGAAGCGGAAACACAGGCTTGCACAAATATCTAAGACAATTAATTGAAAAAATAGAAAGCAATGGCTAATGGTCCTACTGTTAACAGATTCGAAAAAAGAACAAACCCTGTCCTTACAGATTTTTTAAAAAAACAACAAGAGGGTTTTGAAAGTGCTAGTCAAGCTTTTATAGGCATTGGTAAAGCTATAGGTACAGTTAAGGCAAGAAAGTCAGCAGCTCAACAGCTTGTAGAGGATGCAGACTTTAGTAAAGATCCTGGATCAACAAGTATATTCTCTGCTGATGCAGAAGAATTAAGGAAGAATATAGATGGATCTGGTGATAATCCATATAACTTTGCTAAAACTTCAGATCAACTAAGATTTGCTGAGGATATAAAGAAGTTCAATCAAGATATCAGTGAAGCAGAAGGTCTTTATAATACTATAAACGAAAGAGTAGAGCTTTTAGATAATTCTTATCAGTATAACAAAAGCGTAGGGTTTGACGTAAAAAGAGCTCCTACAGAAGAAGTAGCTGGGATGGGTGAGGTTTACGATGCTAGAGCTACTCCAGCGAGTTATGAAAGAGCTACAAGTGATTTACGTAAATTAAGAAACACTAAGTTTATAAAAACAGCAGATGGCAAGTACGTTAGTGAAACAGTAAATCCTGTAAATAACGAACCAGTTTATTCTTTTGACAGTAAAGAAGATTATTATAAAGCAATGACTGAATCTGTAAGCCCTCAGTACGAAGCTGTCCCTGTTCCTACTGGAATGGATGTTGTTACTGAACAGAAGTTTGATTCAGAGTATACAGAAAAAGAAGGTGCATTTAGCGCTATGACAACGTGGGTTTCTAACCACCAGCAAGATGCAGCTAGAAGATTTAATCAAAAAAATAGAGAAGAAAACAATCCTAACAGAGAGGATGCAGCTTTAACAAAAACAGGTAGAGCAGAGCTTGCTATTGAACTAGGTATACCTGAAGAGTCTATTCCTGAAAACTTTACATTATCTCAGAAAGAATACTTAATAGAGATGACGGATGATTGGATGGATAGGCAAGAGAAAAAAACTCCAACAAAGAAACCTCTAACTCCAGAAGAAAAAACAGCACAGCTTTTCACTAATACATTCGAAGATTCATTTACAGTTACAAGCGAAGTTGATGTTTCAGCAAACTTTGACAATCCAAATGTGGATTTTGATGATATAGGAAACGTAGAGACTCCAGTTTCAGCTAGCTACGAAGTACCGTTACCGACAGGTCAAACATCATTTAGTATAAGCACAGCAGGTTTTTCTAATGAAGCTCCTGTAGATACTAATGGCAAAAGAGTAGCAGCATTAGGGCTTCAAGGATTTAAAATGGTGCGAGGGGAAGGTATTGTAATGCTAACTACTCAAGGAGATATTCCTATTGGTCCAGACCAGTTTGATGGACCAATGCTAACAAGCGTAAGACAACAGTTTGATCAAAGATATGGAGATGGAAGTTTTCAGAAAATGTTTGATGAAATAAGTAAAAGAGCATATGACGACTCTTTAATAAATTAATATATTTGCAACATGAATGATAAGGCGATAGAATATATATTGCAGCAATATGAGTTAGGTAAAGATTCAGATAAAATATATGCTGATCTTGTTTTTAACCCTATGTTTAAACTAGAGAAAAATGTTGCTAAAAAATTAATTGAAGAGACTTTAAAAAAAAAAGACCCTGGTATAGAAACTACATTCCAAGAGCGGAATCCTGTTATAATAACTCCTTCAGTAGATATTCAATCTCCATCGGAAACATTCGATTCTCAATTACCAGAAGAAAAGCCTGAAGAAGAAGGGGAAACTGACATCCCTATAATTTCTGGCTTAGCTGACTTTGCAGAAGGTATACCTGTTTTAGGTGGTCTTTTTGATTTTGCAGAGGACTTTTCGAGAGCTTTTGGTAGTGGGGTTACACAAGGAACTGCAGGCGTTGACGCATTAGAAGCTGCTTTTGGTAAAGCAGAAGATGACGATCTTCAAGAGATTGTAGATGCAATGATCGCTCAAGATCAAATTGGATTATCAGATGAGGCTATTGCTTTGCAAAAACAGATAGATGAACTGTATGCAAATGGAGGGAGTAGCTTTGATGCTTTTTTATTAAGAGGTACAAGTTTTGATAATTTTAGCGCAAGTCTTGAAATCCTAGGGAACAGCTTAGGATTAATGCTTGGTGCAGCTGTAGATGACTACGGTAAAAATACACTTGGGGCATTAGGTGTTGGTGCTACAACCAGTGCTGCAATAGCAGCTCCTGTGGGCGCTGTAGCGGCATTAAATCCTGCAGGTGCAGTTTCAGGACCAGCAGCTTTTGGAGGAGCATTTCTTACTACTTTACCAAAAACAACTATGGGTGCTTTCTCTGGTATTATAGATGCAGAGGCTACAATAATGGAGATAGCCAGAGAAGAGCTTATGTCTGCAAACAAAGAAATCAATGTAGAAAACTTAAGAGCTGTATTTGAAGATCCTGAGATAAGATCTAGAATGCAAAGTAAAGCTGCTGCTAGAGGTATTGCAATAGGCCTTATTGATGCTGCAACAATGGCAGGTACTGGTAAGGCTGTTTCAGGATTAGCAAAAGCAGGGGTATCTACTTCAAAAAGATTTGCAGTTGCTACAACAGGAGAAGTGCTAGGTGGATCAGTAGGTGAAGCTACCGCTCAGCTTGTTACGGAAGGTGAGTTGAATTGGGATGAAGTTTTAATGGAAGGTGTTGCTGAAGGTCCTATGAGTTTGGTTACTTATGCTACTACTAAACAATCACAGTATAGATTAAACGGACAGCTTGTTAGCTTAGAAGAGTTTAACAACTATCTAAATAGCGGAGAAAGACTACAGAGCTTTGAGGTTACTGGTGATGCAGAAGTAAAAGATAGGGCTAATAAAATAAAGAAAGCTCAAAAAACAAGTGTAGATGAGGTAGAACAGATGCTTCAAGAAGAAGCCGCAAAAAGAGGTATAAAACTTTTTGGTCCATCTTTAACGAGAGCTGTTGGTCATGCATTTAAAAAAGTACAAGACGCAAAGAATTCTAATAACAAGACAGACATAAACAAAGCAATTTCTTCTGCAGTAGATTTTGTTCAGCAGAGAAACAAAAAAGATATTTATGACCTTAATGCTTCAGAAGAAAGTTCAGGTTCTAGAGGTAGAACTATGGGTAGTTCAAAGTATGATAGTCAAGGTTCTGTTGCTGACAAACTTTTAAAAAGAGCTGCTCAAATCAGAGAAGAAGCTAAGCAAAAAAATCCTTCTGAAAGAAAATCTTTACTACAAGTAGCTGAGTCTTTAGAGGTTCAAGCTGAAGAAATTATATCAGAAAGATCTGAAGTATATAGAATACTTTCTGTAATTAACCCTCAGCTAGCAGATAAAATACAACAATTAGATCTTCAAGCTAGAAATATAGAAGAGAGGTTAAAAAAAGCTGATATCTCTCCAGAACTTAGAGAAAGCTTAGAGCAAACATTAAAAGATGTTGTAGGAGAAAGAGTTAATCTAGAGGCTTCAATCGATATATCTTCTGAGGTAGATGCAAATGAAGTTACAGCAGATTACTCTCAAGAAATACAGACAAGAAATGATAATATAGAATCAGAGATAAGTGATCTTCAAGGCACTATAGAAACCCTTCAAGAAGAGCTGTCTACTGAAAACGCAGATCCTGATGCATTGGATGCGGCTAATGCTAGAATGGAAGACTTGTTAGAAGAAAGAGCTGAGCTTCAAGACGCTTTATCTGAATATAATGCAGCAAAAGAAAATTTATCTAATCTATCTGAAGATATTGGTGGAGAAGGTTCTATTGATTCTATAAATGCTATTGATAAAGCAAATGAAAGATTAGCAGAAGCTAAGCAAGCAATAGCTGATATACTTGGGATAGACACGACAACAATAGAAGAAGTACAGGCTGATTTGAATGAAACCGCAGAAGCTGTTGAAGGGGCTACGGAAACAGAAACTACAGAAACAGAAAGTACTTCAGAAAGAACAAATGAAGCAGATCAGTCTAATATAGATACCTCAGATATTGAAGAAGAAAATACTAAAACTGAAGTCATAGGTAAAGTGCCTGATGAGTTTGGAGGAGGTGATATTAAAAGAACTTCTACTACGACAGTTCCTGAAGCAGCACAAAAAACTCCTAGATCTAAGGATAACAATCCAGCGTGGAGAGAGGGAATGGCTGATGGGCAAATAACAGCTTCCCAAGCTAGAGCTCTAAACAACTTGCAAAAGCTTCTAGATAAGTTAGGTATAGAAATATACATATACTCAACTCCTGAAGCTGCTGCTAAATACAAAGATGGAAATTGGGGTGGTCTTTATAGTGGTGGAGCAGTTCATATAAATCTAAGCCAGATAAATGAATCTCAAAAGCTAGAGTCTGAAAGTGGATTTAGAAGAACAAAGAGCTTTGAAGAAACCCTGCAAGAAGAAGTAATGCATGGAATTATAGGTCCTATATTTTCTGGTGCATTTAAAAACAACCCCAAGGCTGCCGCTAAGTTTAGAAATCAACTAAACAAAATATTAAATAAAAATAAAGACTTAAAAGATAGGGTTGAAGCTAAGGAGAAAACATACAGAGATGCAGGGAAGTCTGAGGATGTAATATTTGAAGAAATTATTATAGAAGTTTTGTCTGCAATAGCAGGTGGAACTGAGGCTGTTAATACTGGAACTCTAGATCAAATTAGAGTTTTAATAAACAATATTCTAAAAACAGCTGGTATATCTTACAGAATACAGAGCACTAATGATCTAATAAATTTTGCAAACAAATTTAAAGATGCTCAAGAAGGTAAGAATGTAAATCTTGAATCAGAGATTAATGCTGCTCAGTCTGAAAGAGCTAAAGCTGGTCAACGTGGTGCTGCGGATATAGACGCAAGTAAGGATAGAACTTCTTCTATGATATCGCCTGCTAAGATCCCTACAAATGAAGATGGGACTGTAACTGTAAAAATATTTAAAGAAGGTTATAGAAAGCTTGATGATGGATTTAGAAAAGCTATAGGAGCTTTCCCAGAGGATAGAACGTTTAATGATCAATGGCATTTTATAAACTGGTGGAGAAGGGTGGCAAAAAACAATAGCGACTATGTTTCTTTTTATACAAAAGATGACACTCCTATTGATGTTGAAAGAATAAATAGGTACAGATCTAGCGAAAGAGAAAGTTTAGCTTTAACACCTGCAGAATCAGACATTAAAGAGATAAACAGGATGGTTAGTGCTGCTCAATCTCAAGGCATTTTAGATCCTATTGTAGCAAAAACAATAAGACTGAAGATAAGATCAAAATCTAATAAGTTTAGGTACTTTAATGAAAGAGGGTTAACTGCTGAAAAAGAACAATATTCTAAAAATCAAAAACCTGTTGTAGCTGAATTTAAAACTTTTGTAGAAGGCATCATAGATAAAAATGCTAAAGACAGAAATATAGATTTTAACTTTAGAGGAGATGATGATGTTAGAAATTCAATATTACTGTCTAGAGAAATATTGAATACAGATGCTAATAGCAAAATAAACTACGGAAAGGTTGGTGACTTATTAGGAAAAATTACAGGTATTAAACCTAAAACAAGAGTTCAGACTTATGATTTTTTAAGAGGTGAATTAGAGAAAAGGTTTACAAATACAAATGATGCTGTTGCCCACTACAGTAGTTTATTGGGTGGTATTATTGCAGACCCTCAATTAAGGTCTGATATGTTTGGCGAAGAGAATCCTATTGAGTTTTTTACCAGTTACCAAAAAGAAGCTGAATCTCTTATAGATAAGCTTTTAGCTGATGGTGATATTACTGGAGACAGAGTGGATAACCTTGCTAAGCTTAATTACTTTATTGCTTTACTATCTGCTAAAAATCAGTCGTCTACAAATATTAATGCTGCGGTAACATTATTAAAAGACTCAGAGAAGTTTAAAATAAATGATCCTCTTGGTATATCAAAAGACTTTATAAGAAAAGTTAGAACTGGAAAGATAGAAGGTGTAAGCAATTTAGCTAGACATGCTATAGCTAGGGGTTTAGAAAAACTTATAGCCGTAGTTAATAACGATGTAGCTAGCATTGAAGGAATGCCTTCTACAATAGTTGACAATTTAAAACAAGGTTCCTCATTTATAAAAGACGGAGCCGTTGACTGGATGGGGTTAACAGAATTCTTATTGTCTCCTTATGAAGGCAGCAGAGTAAAGATACAAGGGGATGTGGTTTCTCAGCAGATATTTGGTCCAAAGATTGGAGCTTGGCTTTTAAATATGAACCAAGGTTTATTCCCTCAAATGTCAGTAGATGGAAAAAGATTGTCTGATGTAATTACTATTGATACACATGTTTTAAATACATCTGCTTTAGTATTGGGAGGCTATGTAGACGCTGGTGCTGCTGCTGGATATCATGCACAAAAAATAAATAGATTAAAACAAGAATATGGTGCTCCTCAAAACGAATTACTAACTGAAGTTCAGTTTGATAAAATTGAAAGAGCTAGAGCTGCCCTGTCGACTCCAGAAGAGGCTAGGAGTAAAAGACAAAATACGCTTATAAATGATGCTGGTAGAATTATAAGAGAACAAGTTCTATGGTGTCAAAAAACAATAGAGTTTTTACAGGTCGAAGGAAGGGATAAAGAGGCTAGAAGAATAGAAAGAGCTTTGGACAATATTATAAACCCTGTTGTTTCTGAATCTATGCGTCTAAAGAGAGAGTCTAGAAAAGTAGTTGAATCTATTAGACAATCTCTTAACGATACATTTGGAACTGAGCTCACAAACTCTCAAGTAGGTCAGCTTATGTTTGCTGATAGACAAGCGTTTAGCTTTAAATTATTTAATGATGACGGAACTGTTAACACTAACAGCTTAGATTATAAAACTTATGCTAACTCATTAAAGGGATTGTCTAGCGTTGATCAAAGACCATCAGCATCAAACGATAACATGTCAGCTTCATACATGATATCTCCTTTAGAGAAAATGCAAAAGGCAGATGAGTCTCCTTTATATAGAGCAAGAACAGCTTCAGAAGTATTGCTGATGAAGAACGGAAGGCGAATCAATAATAGAGAAGTTAATGAAGCGCTAAGAAGTGATGCTGTTTCAAGAAGAATATTAGAAAAAAATAACTTTGTAGAAAATGATCAAAAGGTAGGTGTTAGGTTAAACCTTAATGTTCTTAAAAATACTGGAGTTCCAGTTCAAACCATTCATGATAAAACAGCGACAGGAGAAGCTCTTTTGTATGCTCCATCTGTTGTGCTTAAAAATGTTAAGTTAAATGTAAATCAAAACGCTAGAAACAAAATAGTTACATTCCAAGAAAATAAGTTTCCAATGGCTAGTGTTGATGGAAGCTTTGTAACTACAAACCTAGACGAACAGAATTACAATGGAGTAAAAGCTTTCTTCAATCCATTTAAGCACAATGTTTTTGTAGATGCATCTGGTAGACCAATCAAGTCTGCTAGCGAAGCAACTGTTGTGGGTAATAATGTTTACCTAAGAGGTGATATTGAGTACTATTCTTTTGATGATCCTATCTTAGATAAAGGAAGGGTAGAGTCTGCTGAGCAAAATGCTAAAAGAATAAAAAGAGGACCTAAGTATGACAAAGGACTTAAGAGGTTTGTTATGTGGTCAAAGAGTCAAGGTGTTGAGTTTGTAAATAACTTAGAAGCTGAAGCGGCATATGACAATATGCCAATACCTTCTTTAGTAGCTCTCAATGAAAGCGAAGTGGTTAATAACATGGAAGAGGCTCAAGACAGAGCTTCTATGATGTTGAAACTCAGAGCTACTGCTGGTAGAGGTGCAAGAACATATAGCTCTGTTAGGGATCAGATTATAAATAATCCTTCTAACTATTTTACACCACAAAAGTTAGAAGAGATAAAAGATAATCTTACAAACAAAAGCGATCAAGATCTTGTTGAAATGATGAGTGGTGAAGGCTTAAGTAATTTACAAAATAGGAATGATGACCTAGGTGTTTTAGCTGTTTCTGAGCTTATAAACAGAGCTGTCGCAGCAGGAAACATGGATGCAATACCTGGTCTTATAAATCAAGCTTCTCAAATTGGTACTACTGTGGGTAGAATCATGAGGCACTTAAGAGAGTTAAAATCATCTACACCAGTTTCTATTGTACAAACAATAGTAAAGGCTGTTGAGGCAAATGGCAATAGGCTATCTGCAGATCAAATGACTAGACTAGAGGGTATATCTGGAGAGTTATTTAGACTGCAGGCTGAGCATGAATCTCTAACTAAGAGAGCTATTGCTGGAGAAAACGTAGATGCTGAACTAAATGCTAAAACAAAAGAGCTAAAATTAGTAGAGAGAAGCCTTGATACTTTTGCAAACGCAGTTATTGAAAGAGGATGGGGGCAGATAGGAACTATGCTTATACAGGGTAACTTGCTTACTCCAATGTCTCAAATAACAAACGTTGGTGCTAACCTTGTTAATGCTATAGGTAAAGTTGGTGTAGACATAATTGCTTTGCCTATAGAAAAACTAATTAATGCATTTGGAATAGAATCTCCTATGAAGAGAAACTACTCTATTAATGCTTACATGTATGGGATTAGAAAGTTTGGAACTGGATTTGTAGAAGCTTTAGATTCTATTGTTACTGGTCAAGAGTCAGATGTTACTGAGTGGAGAATACACAGAGGATTTGCTCCGTTTAGATCTTTGATGTCTGCTATGGGTAAAGGAGATTTACCTTTAGGTCCTGACGGTAAAGCATCATTAAGTCAAAGAATAAAACTTGGTGTTCAAGGTACGTTAGGTATACCTGCAGAGACTATGTTCAGGTTCTTATCTCTTGGTGATACTCCTTTTAGAAGATATGTAGAAGGCATGGAGCTTTACAGGGCTGGATTGAATATGGGTCTAGAAGGTGATGCTCTCATTGACTTTATGAAGCATCCTAACAAAAAAGCTTTAGATGCTGCGCAAAGAGAAGGTAGGAAGCTCACATTCCAGGAGCAAACAACGCTGTCAAATGTAGCTGAAAATGTAACTAAGACTTTTGAAGACATTATGGCTTCTGCATTGACATGGCTTCCAGGTGTAGACGGAAAAGCTTTTGCTAAGTTTATGATAAGATCTAACTTACCTTACCTAAGAACACCAGCTAACATACTAATGGAAACCTTAACATATGTGTCTCCTTATGTAGCTGTACCTAGAATCATGAAAAAGCTTCAAGAAGGAAATGCGAGGGAGGCTGCAGAAAACTTTGGTAAGCTTACGCTAGGAACAATGGCTGCTCAAACTGCAACAATATTAGTAAAGGAAGGATTAATTTCAGGTAACATAGAGTGGGATGAAGACGAAGAAAGAAATATTGCATATGATCAGTTCCCTCCTAACAGTATTAATGTAAGCGGTCTTAAAAGATGGTTGAAAGGAGAAGATACTTCTCATCAAAATGATGACTACTTTATATCTTATAATAAACTAGGAGTTTTAGGCGCTATTATGGGCGCTACAGCAAAGTCATCTAATAGAGAAGACTTGAAGTCTAGAGATTACTCTGAAACTTCTTTTGCATTACATGCAGTTCAAGATGCATTTGGTGTAGGGGCTTTCTCTTCTATGTCATACATGATGGATCAAAGCTTTATGCAGGGAATGAATACATTAATAAGTGTTATTTCTTCAGCAGATGCTAGCGACTTTGAAAGAAATTTTGAAAACTGGTCTAGAACTACATTCCAGGCTGTATCAGCAACAGCTTTACCTAATACTCTGTCAGCGTTATACAGAGGTAATAGAGAGTTTTTGCCTGATACACGAACAACAAAAGACGCTTCTTTAACAGATAGGATCTTACAGAGAATGAACTACACAATTAAGGAAAGAACTTTTGGTTTATCAGGTGTTCCTGTTAGAATAAACTGGAAGGGAGAACCTATTAGGCAAACGCCAAGAGGAACTACAGGTATGCTTTACAATCTGTTTGATATTACAAAAGCTAGACAAGGTGAAGATGATCCAGTATCAAACGAAATATACAGGTTGTATGAACAAACATACCAACTTACTAAAGCTGTTGGTACTCCAGGGTATGCAGAAAAAAGAAAACTAAATGTGCCTAATGTAGGTTCTAAACAAATAAGAATGTTAAACAGAATGGGATTGAATTATAGCTGGATGAATGATCAAGAATTCATGGCGGAAAGATTGTATCTCAATACAGATCAAATGAACAGACTTATGGCTGCTTCTGGAAAAGAGAGATATGCAGAGCTTGAAATGCTAATGAGTACACCTGAGTATCAATCTATGACTGATCAGCAAAAGATAGAAGCTTTAGATGAAATAAATGAAAATTATAATAGTGCAATAGAGATGAAGGGTGGCAAGTTTAAGAACCACACTCTCGTTTTATTTGAAATCATGCAAGAAATATATGAAAATGAAAGATAAAAAAATAAAAGACACAAAGCTAGGTAGCTGGCTAAAAAGCAAAGCTCCTAAAGTATTAGATGTAGTTGGAGATCTACTACCAGATAGCGGTGGTTTAGGTGTAGTTAAGAATTTAATTGCAAACGATCCTGACGTAGATACAGATGAAGGAATGGCTGCTGTTGATGCAGAGATTAAGTTTCAAGAAAACGTCACAGAGCGTTGGAAAGCAGACATGGGTAGTGATGTTAAATTAGCTAAGCTTATACGTCCTATAACTCTCATTTCTTTGATGGGGATGTTTATGGTTACTATGATGATTGACAGCATGGACAATGTTGCTTTTAATGTAAAAGACTCTTATGTATCTTTGCTTGAATTATTAATGCTCACAGCGTTTGGTGCATACTTCGCTGGTAGAACTATAGAAAAGAGATCTAAATAATGTTCCATAAACTACTGATTACTATACTATTAAGTCTTGTTACTTTAAGTGGTGCTTTATCTCAACCAGGGATAGACAGTATCCCACCTATAGATAGTTTACCACAGCTTCAATGTGGACTTCAAGGTTTGCAGGGGCAGATTGATTGTTTTCCGTTTGCACCAAACCAAGGACAGCTTCAGGTTATGTGGGAACCAACAGCTCCTGGTTGCGAACCAGTGGGGTTTTACAGGGGTGACGACTTAGATAACTTACAGTTTGTTCCATATGGTCAGTGGTTTTTCAATAGTTTCTATGGAGGAGTATCTTCTTCGCCTGTATCTAATGATGAATATTATTTTATAGTAGAGTCGCCAGGTGATATTATGGATACACTAATTATTGAAAACCCTAACTGCGGTGTAGGCTGTTTAGATTCTTTGGCTACAAACTATAATCCTTTTGCTGGTATAGAAAGTGAGTTTGGAGAGTCTTGTCAGTATGGTGAGGTTTCGGAATGTGGAGATCTATTTACACAAAAAGTGTATGTAAGTATTACAGCGGATACGTATTCACAGTTTGAAACAAGCTGGGAGATAGTTACTACGGACAGCATCCCCATAGTTCTTGCTAGTGAAGAAGTAGGTTTTTATCAAACAGAAGGGCTCACTGTGACAACAGAATACTGCATACCGCTTGGAGTAGAGTTTACATTTAATATATACGACACGTTTGGAGATGGGCTTGCAGGATCTACAACGGGAGGATTTACTGATGGTGATGTTTTAGTATACACAGAATGTGGTAATACAATATACAGCATACTACCATTTGAAGGACAGAACCCTGACTACGGATATGAAGCTGTTAGTGTGCCTAACCTACTAAACCCATGTCCGCCAGACAATCCGCCTTTTGGCTGCTTAGATCCAGACTACTTAGAGTTTAATTCTCTTGCTACAAATAATGATTCTAATTTATGTGTAACTCCTGCTGTTCCAGGATGCCTTAACGAGAATGCATTTAACTATGATTCAGAGGCAAATATTATGGATTACATTCCTGAGTGTGAATACACGCTTATGTTGTTTGATGGAGGTGGTGATGGCTGGGATGGATCTTATTTAGGTGTTGTACAGGATGGCGAACCTATTGGTGCGTTTACATGCACAGAAGAGCAAGCCTTTTATGACATAACAGTAAGCTCTCAAACACACGTAGAATTTAAGTTTTATGAAGTAGAGTTTGGTAGCTTCTTTGGTGAAGGTGGAACAAGCACTGATGTGTCACAGTGTGGATTTAAACTAATAAGTCCTAATGGCAATATAGTCTTTGAGAAGGGAACTAATCCGTGGCTAGACCCTATAGATCCTGACGAAGTATACACCCCTTACTTAAGGTGTGGCAACTACTGCGAGCCTTACACATACGGATGCACAGACGAAGCTGCACAGAACTATGACTCTGCTGTTAATACAGAGGATGGTAGTTGTTATTATCAAGCTGGCTGTGCGCAAGCTGGTTACTTAGAGTATTACACTCAGGGTTATGAAGCCGACTATGATGATGGTAGTTGTGAAACGGTAGCTGTTTTTGGATGTACAGATGAATCTGCATTTAATTACAATGAAGAAGCAAATGTTGACAATGAGGGTTGCGTTCCTGTGGTGCTAGGGTGCATGAATCCTTTAGCATATAACTACCTACCATCTGCTAACGTAGATGATAATAGCTGTATACCTTATATATACGGATGTATGGACCCAGCAGCTTACAATTATGATGAGAATGCCAATATAGATGACGGAGAGTGTGAACCATTTATATATGGATGTACTGACAATACTATGTTTAATTATAATCCTGCTGCAAATGCCGAGTACGACCCTTCTAATTGTGAGCCTTACATTTATGGCTGCACTGACCCTAGCATGCTTAACTATAACTCATCCGCTAACACAGAGGATTTTAGTTGCATACCTTATATTTATGGTTGTACTGATCCTACTGCCCTTAATTATGATGAATTGGCTAATACAGATAACGGGTCGTGTATTGAAGTTTTAGTTGACTGCATGGACCCTGATGCATTTAACTACAATGAGCTAGCCAACACCTCTGACGCAGAAGCTTGCTTGTATGATGCAGGTTGCGTAGGAGGTCCTGGAGAACCATACTGGTTAAACGATGGTTGTTATGCTTGGATTATAGATATAGATCCGTACTGCTGTGACGTTGCATGGGACGAGACATGTGTGGATTTATACTCATACTGCGAACAAGGTTGGCCGCAAGGTGTTGTAGAAAATATTAGGGATATATCTGTATATCCTAATCCTGCTCAAGATGTCTTGAATATCAACGCTCCTTCTGAGGCGATTACAAGCGTATACAGCGCACTTGGAGAAATTATAGTGTTAGACACTACAGAGAAAATTATAGACCTTTCACAGCTCTCTAATGGAGTTTACAAGGTTATAATAAAATATAATGGAATAACTATCAACAAAAAAATTATTAAACTATGAAAGTAAACTGGATTAACAGCTGGAACTCTTATAACAAGAAGGAGAAGTATGAGCTAAACTTTAGACTAGGCACAGTCGATGTGCTTCAGATTCATGTATGCCCTTGTCCTGCGTGTAATAAGAAAAAGAAGAAGCCTTGTCCAAGGTTTAGACTCATGATACTCAACTTCGGATTCGAATTCTAATGACTGAAAAAAAAGATTTAACTGTATTTATCTATGCGCTGATCATGATTGTTGCCTTTATATTAGGCAGCAGTTTTGAAGCGAAAGGACAATCGTTAAAAAAAGTTTTTAGAGGGGCGACTTTCTACACAGCTTTCAGTGGAGGTAACTCAGTGTCAGATAATAACATTTACTCTGTAACAAATGGCTTGCAAACAGATGTTATTGAAACACCTTTTGATTATTCTATAGCTGCTGGAGTTAGAAAGATTGCACGTTTTGGATATGAAAACAGAGCGAATGTTTTTTATGACGGCACAGAAAAATCTTATGGAGATGCTGCAACTGTAGGTAGGATAAATGGTTTTGAGTTTTTATTTGAAGCAGACTGGAGAAGACAACAAGGTAAAAAGTTTCTTGAGCAAGATTATTTTTTGAGATATGTTGCAAAAAACTGGATTGCTAAAGCAGAATATCTTCAAGATGGTTTTGCGGATGTGGAATACTTTGAAGCTTCTCAGAGATTTAGAGTGAACTTAAATAAGAAGCTAAGCTTTAACATAGGTGTAGCTCAAAGAATATCAGAGCCTTACGGTTACAACCCTTTAGATCAATGGATGCTGTCTAATGGTAACATACATTACACAAGTCTAGCTATTGAAGAAGGATATACGATTGATGTAGAACAAGGGGAATACTTTGCTCCAGATGGAACTCTTGTTGCAAATAGCGCTGATGTTTGGGAGCAGATAATAATACCAGAGATAATAAGCGAATACGTTTCTACCAAAAGAAGTCAACTTCCTAGTCAGTGGAACTACTCTTTAGTTTTAGGTTACGATTACTATCACTTTACAAAAGACTTCTGGGTGCATAGCTGGGCTACCATAATGCCTTACCACTTGAATACAGAAGGTGAATATTCTTACTTTGAAACGACTTCAGGGGACCAATGGATTGATTACGGATCTGGCCTTATCTTTGGGTGTAGATTCAACAAAAGTCTTGGTGTATTCTTAGAGGGTAAATACAATAAGTATTGGAATCGAGAATGGCATGACTTCTCTGTAGGAATTAATTATGTAATATTTTAAACATGTATCACAAAAAGAAAAAAATGAACATGCCAGGAGGAGGCATGATGAGACCTAAAATGATGATGCCAGGAGGAGGTATGATGAGACCAGTTAAAAAATTTCAGAACGGAGGTGTACCTCAAGGTGATCCCAACGCAGGTTCAGCTGCAGGAGCTGCAGGGGCTTCTATCGCTAAAGCTTTTGCCGCTGGCATGGCTGCAGGAGAAGACGCCTTGTTAGAAGACTTTGCGACTGAAGGGGAATTAGACCAAATGAAATACCTTAATATGTTAATTGATTCTTCTACACAAGATAAAGACTACACTGCTATGGATACACAGGCAGGACGTAGACGCTCGCAAAGGGATTTGTATGACGAATTGAATAATATAATTTCTAATATAGAAACTAGAATGCAAGGAGGAGAACGTCAAGAAAGGCTTTCTAAAGGAAACCCTAAGCCTGGCCCTTATGAATTTGCTGCTGGAGGAAAGATGGATTACAAAGTAGCTAAGAGCTTAATGAATCCTATGATGGAAAAAGGCGGCATGACTAAGGATGAAAAGAAAGAAGCAAGAGAGAAAAGAAGGAAAGAGAATAAAGCAATCAGGGAAAATGAAAGGTTTCAGAGAAGAGCTGCTAGAGATCGTAAAGCTTTTACTTTTGGGACAAAAAGAAAAGGTGTAGAAGCACTTTTAGAAAATCTTGCTAACCCAGAAAAAGCTTATGAAAAGCAGCAAATAAGAAAGCAGTTAGGAAGAATGGTTGCTCTTGGACTTATAGGAGGGCTAACTCCTAACATAGCTAGGCAGATAAAACAAAGAGGTAAGTTTGTTCCTCAGAATGAAACGTCAAGCTTATTAGAAAGAATTTTGCCAGGACTATTTACAGAAGATTAATTATGAAAGCTAAAAAATTTCCAGACTTAACTGGTGACGGTAAAACAACAATGGCAGACATCTTAAAAGGACGAGGCGTTTTTGCTAGGGGAGGAATGATGCGTAACTATGAGCAAGGTGGAAGCGCACCTATGACTCCAGTTGATGGACAAGTTTTACAAGATGAATCAGGTCGTGAATATGTTTTATTCAGTAAAGGTGAAGGCATGGCTCCTGTAAAAGTTTACTCTGATGACTACGGATGGAACGAAGTAGATGGAGTTTTAGAAAGAGGTATTCAGTTTATTAGAACTGATATAACATACCCTGTTATTCCTGATGAAGAGTTTGGAGGTCTTAAGTTGGATGCTGTTAGATATGACGCTCAGATGAGCGATAGATCTGGAGGTATGTCAGATGACATGATGATGGAGGAAGAACAGCCTCAAATGGGAATGCGACCTATACGATAATGACATGGCTAGGCAAATAGGAGAAGATACTAAAGTAACGCTAGACCTAAAAACAATAGGTATGGGAGTCGCAGGTTTAGCAGCTCTTATTGGAATGTGGTTTGCTCTTCAAGCAGATATAGCTTTAGCTATGGAACTACCTGAGCCAGCTGATCCAGAGATCACACGCATGGAGTTTGATATGAAGGACCAGCTAGTACGACAAACAATAATGACAACTCAAGAAGATGTGTCAGAATTAAAAGAAGACCTGGATCGCATCGAAGAAAAAATAGATAAACTACAGTAATTATGAGGCATGTAAAAAAGCTCCCAAGAGATAGAAGTAATAATCTAAAGCTTAGCAAAAGCGATAGGGAAAAAATAAAAAAGCTTAAAAGAAAAACAAAAAATAAAAGACCCTCTACATCAGAAATAGGAAGAGCTGCCGCTATGGGTGCTGCAAAAGGCATTAAAGATTTAGGTATGAAGCTTATGAAAAAAAAGTAATGAAGCATCTAATCTACATATGTTTATTTGCAGTCACATCTCTTAATATGAGTATACCAGACTCTGGCATATGTGTTGTAGAGTTTAACGCAGCTTTTAATTCAGCGAATAGTGTAGAATGGATTGATGATTTAAGCGATTGTAAAAACAAACGCATAGATATCGCTGCTGAACCAGACATGCAGCGTGAACATAAAATTGTTGTTGTACCAACAGTTATTGTATTTAATGATGGGGAGGAAGTAGAAAGATTCCAAGCAAATATAATGATGCAACTAGAGGCAACTCAAGATGAAGTGCAGGAGGCGGTTGATGAAATAATGATGAGCTGGTTCTAATGCGAGCTAAAAAAGATCCAAAGGTAGGTACAGGAAAAAAGCCTAAAGGCTCTGGAAGACGGCTGTACACAGATGAAAATCCTAAAGATACAGTAGGAATAAAGTTTGCTACACCCGAAGATGCAAGGGC